GCTTGAACCCACTCAAACCTCCAGGCTTTGCCAAGGGCGGTGACATAGACTTGCAAGCCTTGTTGGCGCAAAACGCTGAGACCTTGTCAGACGAGAAGCCTGAAGAAGTCATCAACACCAATCCTGTGGGCACAGCGCAAAAATACTTGGCTGACCTCAGTAGCGCAGGCAAGCCCTCGCCTACACGCCAGGCTGTCAAGCGCACGAAGACAACTGCGGGCGGCGGTGCAACGGCTGACAAGGCCATGCAGATGGCGTATGAGGACATCGCCAAGGGTGACCTGGGTGCAATGAAGGACAGGGCACCTGCAGCAAGAAACACGGAGTCTGCGCGTGCGCAGATGGAAGAACTTGCCAGGGTCTACCAGATGAAGATCAGGTCAGCGCAGAACGCGGCTCGCGGCCTGTCTGCTGACACCTTTGGCGCGCCGACCTTGGAGCAGCCAACGCTCACCAAGGGCACACTGACCAAGAAGCGTTTCAAGGACGGTGGTGAAGCAAAAAAAGATGAGGGGTCCCCTGCCCCAGAAGTAACAGGGGTAAACCGCGCGATTGATTTTATTGCACAACGGATGCCGGCAGACTTTTTTCCAACATCGGCCCGCACTTTGTTGGAAACCGTACAGGGCAAGAAAGAGCCTATTACAGAGTCAAATTTTTCCCCTAAGGAACTGAACGTACTGCGTCAGTTAATTGAATCAACTGGCGGACGAGGCAATGTGCAGTACGACGACTACACTAACTTTATGAAACGGCAGCAGCAGGAAAAAGGAACTATACCTGCGTCAATAGCGCCTAATGTTCTTTCTATGCTAGACCCCATTGGCAACGTACAAACTACGCTAGGGCGCTTTACTTATGCGAGCGACGCAGATGGCAACTTAGTCGTGGCTGACAAATATGACTTTAACCCTATACGGTCTATGTCAGGCGCATACGGCGCTTTGCGCAATTACGCAGCTGAAAAGATTCCACCAGGTAAGGGCCGTGATGTTCGGATTAACCTTGGAAAACCTGTCAAACGTGCCGAGGGCAGCCCTTCTGAAGGAGAGTTGTCGCAGGAAGAGATTGACGCAGCGAGTAAGCCTGCGTTTGTAACGCCTAAGTCTGGCAAAGGCCGCAAGGAAGGCGCAATCAGCAAGCAGCTTAAATCTGGCGATGCGTACATCAACATGGCCAAGGGCGTGACAGAGTTGCCCTATGATATTGCAGGCGCACCCATGGACATAGCAATGCTGGTCCGTCAAGGCTTGACAGGGCAAGCACCGGCAGGCCAGGTAGGCACAAGCGACTACATCAAAAGCAAGATGACAGAACTGGGCATTCGCCCGGCACCTCCTAGTGATCCAACGGCCAAGGGTTTCTACACCGCCGGCGAACTCTTGTCCAACTTGACCAACCCTGCAGGCGTGACGCGCTCTGCTGTTAAGGGCGCACAGAAGACAGGCGAGGCAGCCACTGCCGTGGCCAAGGACTTCCAAGAGTACAACCGTCAGCTGGCTGTGCCAGGTGCGTCGTATGCTGTCCGCCCGACGGGCAGCACAGTGATGAGCGGCCGTATTGGTCTGGAGCCAAATGTCAGCGAGATAGACAAGCTGATCTACACCGGCATGGACAACTCCTTTTCAGTCGCAGGTCAAGACGCGGGCCAGCAAAAACTCATTCAAGACTTCTGGGACAAAAAGGCGCGCAACTACTTTACACGGCAATTTGGTACGCCTGATGATCCTATTGCACGAGGCATTGCCAACAAACAAATTAAAGGTACGGCTTTGGAAGAGAAGTTTCCTGAGTACATGTTGGACCAGATTGCCGCAGGCAAAACACGAGTCAAAGAAGGTACACGACCAGAAGGTTTTGTTGGACCTGGTACACCTGAGAGCAGATTCTTTCCTACGTACCCACGGGCCATGGAAGACTTTACAAAACGCTATGACGAGGCTACAAACCTTAAAGGCAATGTAGTCTCACAGGACCCTGCTGCCGCTGATCCAGGCTATAACTTAATGAGTTCAAAAGGTCGTGACATAGCGCGGATGGCAGGGGACCTTGAAGCAGATAAATTGATTGGACAAGGTGTTCGACCCGAGTTGATTAACACAGAGACGGGAACTGTTGCACGTTCTGTTAAAGACACAGACCGCATTTTGAACGACGGAAGCAGTTCAGCAAAAGAGTTGTTCTTAGCATTTGAAGAATCTGCGGCATACAACAAACTGACGCCAGCACAAAAGACAGCGTGGGCCAACGATCAGTTTGGTAAGGGTCGAATTCAATTAGGCGGCATGGATGAAGCAGCTGTTGGCAAAAACCTGTTGGGTGAAAACATTCGTACAGCCATTGAAAAAGGCGAGCCAGTGTATGACTTTAACTACTTGGGCAAGCCATTAAAAGCGGCGTTTAATCCTGCATCAATTAACAAGTACTTGGCCAGTCTTCCCCCTCGTGAGCTTGCTAACGTCCGCTTTGAAGACGCGGTTCGTGGTGGGTTAAAACTGAGTGATAAGACAGCCCAACTTGAGAATGTGGTGGACCGCATTAAGTTGGGCAAGCCTGTGGCAGACGCTGTGTTTTCCAAGGGCGTGAGCGCTCCGCTGTTGCAGTTTGACGAGGGCCCGTTCAAAGGTTTTGCTTGGAAACGTATTGAAAAGCGTGAAGCTACTGTCCCGGAAGGCGCGCATGTCGGCCACTCAGTGGGCGGATATGAGACAGGCAGCGCAGGCTATACGGCAGACAAGCGCGAAGGCTTCAATACCGGCAAGTGGCAGGTATATACTCTACGTGACAACCGTAATAGACCTGTCAACACAATCGAGGTAAAAATGCTGGATGAGTTTACGCCTGTTGTGACGCAAATCAAAGGTAATGGACGTGCTACTGGCAACGCCACCCCTGAGAAATACGACACCGCTGTTTTAAAATTCCTCCAAGATTATCTTAAGCCATCAGCTATTCAAGAAAAAGATGATCTCCTGACGCCTTTGTTGCAGACGTATAAGGCGGGGCTTGAGTCCACTAAAAAAGACCGCGAGCTAAATACTCTTTACCGAGAGCTGGGACTAGAGTAATCTGCCCGCACATAAGGAACATACATGGCAATCGAAAAAGCACTGAACCGGATGCCCACCCTTGAGGTGGTAATAGGCGGCGGCATCCCAGAACCCCAGTCAGACATTGAAATTATCATTGAAGAAGACGGTGGTGCAATCGTTGAGATGGGCGAGAAGGATGCCGAGGAAGTAGATTTTTACAGCAACCTGGCAGCGGTCATTGAGCCGGACGTCTTGGCCCAAATTGGCATCGAAGTGTCGTCTTTGTTTGAAGCAGACAAAGGTTCCCGCTCTGAGTGGGAGTCCATGTACGCCAAGGGCCTGGACCTTTTGGGCTTTCGCATGGAAGAGCGCACCAAGCCTTTCCGTGGCGCGTCGGGCGCGACCCATCCTATGTTGACCGAGGCCATCATTCAGTTCCAGGCACAGGCCTTTAAGGAGCTGATGCCTGCTGGTGGCCCTGTTCGCTCGCAGATCATGGGCAAAGAGACGGTGGAAAAGTTCCAACAAGCCGGCCGTGTGCAGGATTTCATGAACTACCAGATCACTACGGTGATGGAAGAGTACACACCTGAGTTTGACCAGCAGCTTTTCTACACTGGCTACGGTGGTTCGACCTTCAAAAAGGTCTACTACGACTACCAACTGGGCCGCATGGTGTCAAAACTGTGCCTGGCAGACGATGTTTACATCCCGTACAACGGCTCAAGTGTCGTTTCTCAGTGCCCACGCCTGACTCACCGCATTGCAATGGACTCAAACGAGTACCGCAAGCGTGCTTTGGCCGGTGAGTACCTTGATGTGTACCTTGATACCTACGCATCTCCTGCTGATGCAAGCCAAATCCAGGAAGCAATCGACAAAGTCACGGGTATTCAGCCCACAGATGACGTCGGTGAGATATTTTTGCTCGAGCAATTGGTCGATTTGAACCTCCCAGGCTTTGAGGACATGGACGAGGACGACGAAGAGACCGGAATTAAGCGTCCATACGTAGTTACCCTTGCAGAAGACACCTTGAAAGTGGTCGGAATCCGTCGTAACTGGAAAGAAAACGACGAAAAATGCACGCGCCGCAACTATTTTGTGCATTACGTGCTGGTCGAGGGCCCTGGTGCTTACGGCTTGGGCTTTGTTCACCTCATCGGAGGCCTCGGCAAGGCCGCTACAAGCGCTTTGAGGCAGTTAATTGATGCAGGTACGCTCGCTAACCTGCCTGCAGGCTTCAAAGCCCGTGGCGCGCGGATCGCGGACGACTCTACGCCCATCCAGCCGGGTGAATGGCGTGACATTGATGCGGGTGGCGCAGAACTGGCCGCTTCTTTGCTGCCTTTGCCGTACAAAGAGCCAAGTCAGGTGCTGTTTGCCTTGATGGGCTTTTTGGTGGACTCAGGCAAGCGCCTGTCCAGCACTGCCGACATGCAAGTAGGCGACGGCAACCAGTACGCACAGGTTGGAACGACCCTGGCGCTGCTGGAACGCGGCTCCATGGTCATGTCCAGCATCCACAAGCGCTTGCACTACGCACAGACGCTTGAGTTTCGCTTGCTGTTCGAGGGCTTTGGCCAGTACCTGCCGGACGAGTACCCTTACGACGTGCCAGGCGCGAGCCGCAGGATCAAGAAGAAGGACTTTGACACCATGGTGTCGGTCCAGCCCGTGGCTGACCCCAACATCTTCAGCTCTGCACAGCGTATTCAGCTTGCACAGATGCAGTTGCAGCTGGCTCAGAGCGCACCGCAGATGCACAACATGTACGAGGCCTACTACCGCATGTATGCAGCCTTGAACATCCGTGACATCGACGGTGTACTGCTGCCACAGAACACCAACATGCCCCGCGACCCTGCGTCCGAGAACAGCGACGTGCTCAATGGCATGAAGCTCAAGGCCTTTGCCGGCCAGCAGCACGATGCGCACATTGCAACGCACCTGATGATGGGCCTGTCACCTATTTTGCAGTCCAACCCAACGTCTGCTGCCGAGTTGCAAAAACACATCCTGGATCACATCCGCTTGCGTGCGGAAGAGGACATGGAAGCCGAGTTGTTCAAGCAGTATGGAACCGATCCAGACCGCATGGTCTCTGCTATCCAGCGCGAAGGCATGGTCGCTATCAACATTGCCATGGGCATGAAGGAAGTGCGCGACATGCAGGAGACCTTTGCTGGCGGTGATGGACCTGACCCCTTGGTGCAGATCAAGGAGAAGGAAATCGCCCAACGCGCAGAGGCAGACATGGCACGCATTGGCCTGGACCAGCAGCGCTTGGCCCTTGATCAGCAAAAGGCACAGCAGACCAACCAGATTAACCAGCAGAAGCTGCTGTTGCAGCAAGAGAAGGTCAATCAACCCCAACAAGCAGGAGGCCAATATGGCGGTTAAAGAAATTAAACTCAAGCAGGTAAAGACCAAGCAACCTAAAGGCGTGAAGGCCGGGATGCCTAAAACATCTCCGGGCGTACAAGGTCCTGCCATGATTGTAAAAAAACGAGACGGTAACCGTCCAGTTAAGATATACTAATTCGTGAGTAAGTGCTAACAGACGGAGCCTTGTACCGTCTGCTTTTCATGGAAACACCATGCTTGAATT